AAGGTGAAGGAGAAGGTGAAGGAGAAGGTGAAGGTGAAGGTGAAGGTGAGGGTGAGGGTGAAGGCCTCGATCTTCCCGAGCCAACTTTTGACGAAGAGACGCACGCAAATGAAGGCGAAGGTGAAGCTTGAAATATCCTAAAGGACTTCTCGGGCTTCTCCTCTCTGGCGACCTGGCTCCGGCCAATGACCGCGTTTTCTTGCGTGCAGTCACTCATGACGACACAAACAAGGGCGGGATCATTTTGGCGGGCGAAGATTTGCGACGCGTGAACTACCACGAGGTGCTTGCATGTTCTCCAGACGTGCCGGCCAATATCAAAGAGCGTCTTTTCAAGGGCGCTTTGGTTCGCACGATTGAAGCGGCTTGTGATGTGGTCGACGGTGACCCGAAAAACCAGCCCTATGTGATGACAAAGTGGCAGCACATCATCTCTATGCCAAGCGGCACGAAAGAGGATTTTGAAAGGGCCGTCAAAGCGGAATGTGAAAAAGAAGCACGCGAACAAGAAGAAGCGAACGCAGAATACGCAAAGCTTAATCGAGGCGTGAAAAAGAAAATCACTACTTGATTTTGTGGTGGCCGTCATTTGGCGGTCACCCTTTCATCGCGGAGATAAGCGCGTTCATTGCGTCGAGTGCGCCCGTATCTCTCGCCTTGGCAGCGTCAAGACCGTGCAAATCTCTCGCACCTTTGAGAATCTTTTCAGCCGAAGCAACAGTCTCTACAGTTTGGTTTTTGCACCAGTAAGACCACAAATACTCGTAACGCGTGGCAATGATGTTTCGATATTGCTCCGTGTCGTCGAGCATCAAAGTATTTCGCGTATACTTTAGGTGGGCGTCGAGCATGGCGGTAACGCTTTTTTCAGTTACCTTTTTCCCCGCTTTCTCAAGGGCCTCTTCATACTCAAGGCTCAGCACTTTAACGATTTCGTCAATAAATAAGCCCTCAATGCGGAGTTCGAACGCTCGCTGAGTCATCGAAATGTTGAGACACACAGAGGGGGAGGGCGCAACTGTCTCTTGCCCTCCTTCTCGCGGCTGTGTTGTTTTTTTAACCATGCATAAATCATAAGCAACGCTCAGCGCCCCTCTAAGCGTGTTGGGGGCGCAGCGATGCCGTCACAATGCAGAATGAAAAAAATGTTGTTCTTTGTCTTGCTGCTTTCCTCTTGCTCAACAGCCCGCCTTTACCGATGCCCAGTGACCTTCGACCTCAACGCGGAGGCGCAAGCGTTTATTGCCCACGTCCGCTTAGAGTTTGGCGAAGAGGTCGCAAAAGAAGCAGCAAAAACAACGCGCCGCATGAGTTTTAAGTGTGTCGACGTGAGCGTGTGGCCATACGGTAAAACCGCCGGGATAAATCACCAGCCCAGAGCTTCAAGCATCCGAATCAACGAAGACATCACTTTTGTCGAAACGGCAGCGTCTCACGAGTGGGCGCATGATGTTAGGCGGTCTTTGGGCGAGCCAACGTGGAGAACGCATGAAGGGGAGATGTACCAGCGATTTAGCTTGATTGAGGCGAGACTTCGCGCCGACTCTCTTCAAAAGACTAGCGGAAAGAAATAGGGCCCAAACTTTCCACAACCTGAAAAATGAAGAATGTGAACCCAAAAACAAAACGCCTCGAAGGGCGCTTCATCCGACCGAGTAGTCTATCATCATGCCGCTAGGCCGACTCGTTTGTGCGACGGGCCGGATTCGAACCGGCGACTCTGAAGTTTCTAGGTGCACACTTCTCGCTCTATCCTGCTGAGCTACCCGTCACAAAAGGGCCCCGAAGAAGCCCGGTGAACCCTAATGTCTCGTCTGGCGAGCGGTCAGGTTCGTTCGGCCCTGCAAGGCCTTGCCTTTTCTCTCCGGCCAGGGAGTCTATAAGTCGATGAGGTATAAGCCTCAACCACTTAGTTATTTGATCAAACGTTCTCGACGCTGTCAAACGAAGAACGAAGCTTTTTTTGATGCGCAATGATTTCATCCTTTGTGCAATGACAGCAAAGCGCGCACTTGCCCCAGTTGTTATGAGCGCACTCGGCGTCAAATATTCGCCAAAGCTCGCGAAGAGATGAAAGCCATCCGGAGTGGTGGGCGAAGCATTGAACAGGGCTAAACTTCTGGCTCATTTGCCTGGCACCCGCAACGATTCACCGCCACCACCGTAATCGCCGCTCGGGCTTGGCAGGCAAACGCCAGTTAAAGGGCCCGTTCTCCATCGCCATATTTTAACTTTCATGAGTGGTAACCCCTGAGTTGCCCGCAACAAAAAACGAGCGCGACGCCTTGGCCAAGGATTGTTGCGCCCTTAACCGTTCAACGAAAACAGTCAAAAGGGCCGCCTTCCTTTCAAGCCTAGCCACTTCTGCTTTCAGTTCGCCGATTTGCTTCTGGTGATGGTCGTACTCAAGCTCGCGAAGAGATGAAAACCACTTGGAGTGATGGGCGAAGCATTGAACGGGGCTCACCACTTCTTCTCTCTTATGCAAGTTCATTTTGCCGACGCTGAAGAATCAGGAAGAGTTCTCTCTCGTCTTCAGGTGAAAGAAAAAAGCCGTCGGTTTTAAAGTGTAGTCCCTCAATGCCTTGACGGTTCTCGCTAACTTCCATGCTCGATGTTGAGCTGCTGTCGGCGAACTCAGACGTGTTAACGAAAGTTGTGGTTCTCCTGATACTCATGAGTGGTAATCCCTTCGCGTCCAACCGCCAGAAACTTTGCTTTCCTCGACGACGGTCCCGCTTTTTATCTCTTCCATTGCACGTTCTCGTTCTTTGAGACGCTCAGCGTGGGCTTTGATCTCTTCGTACGTTCGTTTTTTAGGCAGGGGAATCATGGCTTCAACCCAAGCTCTTTTTCACACCAAGCTTTAGCCTCTTCGGCTGTCGCGAAGGCGAAGCTTTCTTCTTCTCCGACGTGGCCGTAAAACTCAACCTCGCACCTAGCGTTTAAGAATGGGTCGATAGTGGCGCGCCTGGAACCGTTGACGACGAGAACGCCGAAGTCCCATGTCATTTGAGCAACATCTTCTTTCGCAGCCCGCTCTGATAAATCGGCTTTCATCTCTTTCTTGTCACGCCTTAGCATTTTGTTGACGCCCTTGAGACTCTCGAGCTCTGCTTTCAGATCTTTGATTTCTGCTCTCAGCTCTTTGTTGTTAATGAGAAGTGACTCTAGAGATTCCTTGAGGCAATAAGCCTGGGCTTGAGAATCCGTGAGACTTTTTTGTAGACCGGCTTTCTCTTCGACAAGCTGGTCGATGACTCGATTGTCACACTCATGCGCAAACTTGCAGTTCTTTTGCTCGTGCTCGGTTGCAATCTCCATCCCCGAAAGCTGCCCGCATTCATAAACAATCTTGGCGAACTCTGCGACGGTGAACGCATCATAATCGCTCCACTGGGTCATGACCGCTTCAAGGCCTTTTTCGCAGTCGAACCATTGCTTAACCGAACTCACGACTTCTGTTTTGCTGTACATTATTTCTCCCTTGGTGGTGACGACGTCAAATGCCAGCCTCGGCAATGCCTGCACTGATAAATATAGTGCTTCTTCCCGAACTGCTTAGTGGTGACATTTGCGACCTCTTTCGCCGCTTTTTTCTTGTGGATTTTCTTTCCGGACTCTTCGCAGATCTTTGTGTTCGAAATCCAGTGGTCACGTTCAACAGAATAAAATCGCTCACGCCTTTTCTTTCGCTGCCGACTACTCATCGTTTCCTCTTTCGTCTCATGCGTTTCTAATCTTCGCTTTCGCCAAGTCGTTTTCGTTTCGTGTTTTGCTTTGGGGTTGGGTGTTCTAATGCTGCACCCGAGCCGAGCTAGAGCTTGTAGGCTCACTCAGCCAGGTGCGTCTGCACCGTCGCCTTCGCTTTCGCTGTAGGCATGGAGTCACAACGGGCAAGCCCTCTTGTGTTCGTCGCTTTGTCTGCGAGTCGCTCCATAAGGAGCTAATAGCTGGCAAAATCTGATTTGAAAATGGGGGTCAAACCGACGGTGAGGAAAGTCAAAACGCGGAAAGTCGCCACCAGCGCAGGTTTCAAAAATCCAAAGTCACCCGGGGAAAGTGAAAAACATTGACGATTTATTTCGAATGATTCGTCTAACCCTCTTTGAAAACACTTCGAGCGTCTTCTCTCAAACGCTTGGCCAGCTCGATAATGCTCTCAGGCCTGCCAACCAGCCCTTGGCTCACTTGCACGACGCACCCAAAAGAGTCAAAGTGAACTGAGCCCGATGCAGTAGGCATCCATTCAGGTTCAGCACCGTTATCAAAAGTCACCGTGTCGCCAGTCTCTTCAAGCTCAATTTCAATACGCATAACCAACAATACAACGTTACCCGGGCAGCACCCAGGCACTGGATGTTAGATTTTTCATCAATCACAAAAATCAATCAGTATCGGCATTTGTGATCACTTTTTCTGATGAATAGTTCTTGAAATCGATTTGGCCGATAGTTAGGGGCAGAGAGGGGCGCCGGGTGTTTCGTACTTTAATGAAATGAAACAAAAACACTCTAACTTCTCCCCTTTTTTTCTTTTATTTCTTTTTTTTGTTGCCTGCGGGTCTGCTGGCGCGACGATTGGGGACGGCTCTATTGGCGGGACCGGCACCATTGGTACGCGGCTAGTCAACTCTCTTCCGGGCGCCAGCACCCTTTCGGTTTTGTCGTTTTCGCAGGAGCCTGATGCATGGGTTAAGCCCGAACGCAATCTAATCGAACGCACAGACCTTGTAGGTGCGGTCATTGGAGATGATGCGCGCATCGCAGAACTAAAAAACTTTGGCCGTAATACAAAAAACGGCCGGCAAACGTCAGCGGGCAGGCGACCCCGGTTTGTTGACGACTGCATAAACGGCAACGCGTGTCTAGATTTTAGCGCTAGTCAAATGTCACTTTGGTTTGACCCGCTTTTAGACGCTGCAACGCCCATGGTGCAAATCACGATGTTATCGCGCTCAGGGTCGTGGGAGATCGCTTTTGACTCTAGGACAAGCGCCAGTGCAGACGCTTACCGTTTAGGCGGCCTAAACAATCGCCCCGTGTTTAACTCTCCGGGCGTGACGCCAACAAACACCACAGCGGCCGGTTCCGCCCACCCTCCGGTAGGCGTTACATACGCCGCAAATGATTGGTTTTCGATTTGCCTAAAGGCTAACGGCGCAGCAAGCGAACTGTCATATAACGGCGTCACCACCATTTTTGACATTGGTTCGACAACGCTAAAAGGCGGCTTTATCCTCGGCGAAACGATTAACTTCGGCTTGCCCCTTGACGGTCAGATCCAAGAGGTCGCCTATTGGAGAGACGCGCCAGCCGGTTACAGTTGCGCGCAGGCGTACGACGAATACGTTGTGTACGCCACGGCAGATTTTGACGTTGGGCCGTTCGCCGAAAAAAGAGCGTTCGACGGAAACGAAAGCACAGTTGATTGCTCGCGGGGCACCGCCGCACTCTGTCCGAGCGATAGCGCGTACTGCACCGTTGCAATCAACGGCGACTCCATCGGCGAAGGCACAGACGAAACTGTAGACGAACGCGAGGGGATAGAGGGGGAGGTTTTAGATGCTCTCCCCCTTGCGTGCCACGAAATGGTAGGGCTCGCCCTTTCTGGCTCCGAAAGCTCAACGTTCATCAACCGGTGGAACGCGAGAACGTCAACGCAGAAAATAAACGTTGCCGTAAACATCGGACCTACAAACGACATTGACAATGTAGCAGCGGCAACAAGCTGTAATAACATGCAGGCACTAACTACCCAGCAGCTAAGCGACGGAGTGGACAACGTTATCGTGATGGGGATTCATCCTCAGGTCGGAACAAGAACAGACCTCCCAGGCACAAACCCGCCAGCGTTTTACGAGACGGTTAGGACTGACTACAACACGTGCGTCGAAAGCTTTGCAAACGCAAACAGCAACGTCGAATACATTGATTTAGATTTTCTCGGAGACGGTGCAACCCCTCCAGGACTCGCAGCGTCAAAAGATTTTGGCGACGGTAAGCACTTGTCAAACGAAGCAGAGCGAGACGTTGCAGCGCTAATCAATGCCCTCATGTCTGGCACACCTTAGCCGTACTCTTTCAGTCTCCGCACGTGCGCCTTCTCTTCGAGCTCGATGCGTCCGTTCTTGTCGCGGCCTGCTTTGATTAGGACACCTGCTATTGATGTTTGTTTGTGCCGAACGGTTCGAAAAATGCGGACCGTTTTCCCAAACTCATCTTTGATTGCCTTTTGAATCTCGCGAAGCATAAAGCCTTCGGCGTGTAACTGGATTACCCGTCCGCGCCAGGCTTTATCTTTGCGTTTTTTTTGTGCACACGTTCTGCACAGGCCAAAACTCGAGTTCGAAAAACCTTTCTTGCAGTTTTTGCAGAGCGAGTATTCTCGGGCACTGTGAGATTTTTTTGATTTGACATGGCTGAGTTGCCAACGACATTTGTCGATGTAGCGCCCGTCAACGTTGACGCGCTCAGTCTTCCCGACACATTTGAATGCACGGAGATTGTGCAGGGCGTGAGACAAGGCGTTAGCAGATATGCCGAGGTCTTTTAAGAGTTCAGTTTTAGTGTTTTCGTAGACTAGGTCTTTGTCTGCCCTTGAGAGCATGTGGGCATATACCTTGTCACCTGTTGGACCGGCCCGCCCCCTCAGGTTGTCGATCGAATCAAACTCATCAAGCTTGTTTTCAAGCTGCCACGGCTCCCAAAAGACATGTGTTTCATTCGGGAACTTACTAATAAAGACTTTCTGCGCGTCTCTCAGGACGCCTTTTTTTAGTCTGCCATCTTTGCAGTAAGGGTTAACGGTTTTGAGTTCTACAAAAAGGGTGCGGCCAAGGTGCCCGATCAATAAATCAGGCACCCCGCCGCCAACGGCAGAGAGAACGACCACGTGCGCGCCTTTGGCTTTTGCAATGTCTATAAAAAGTTTTTGGTTTGAGTCCGCTTTACCTCTGGCGGCTCGTGCTCGTCTGCTCATTTTATCAACTCCTAGAAGGGTAAATCGTCGTCATAAAAGCCATCGTCAGATTGATGGCTCTCTACTTTCCCCGCGATGACCGCCTTGATTCGCGTCGGCTGTTCCGATCGCCACGGCCTCTTGAGCTACGCTCGCGCCCGCTGCCTTCGTTGCGAGAGTCGCCGCCTTCAACTTTGCCGCCGAGAAACAGGACTCGCCGCGCGCGGATTTCTGTTGTGTAGCGCTTGATGCCTTCTTTATCTGTGTATTCGCCGTACTCTAGTTCTCCGACGATATCGACTTGAGAGCCTTTGCTTAGGTACTGCCCGCAACTCTCTGCTTGCTTCCCGAAGACGGTTACGCGGTGCCAAGATACTTTCTCTTGGAGCTTGTCGCTTTTGTCGTACCACTTCTTGTTCGTCGCGATGCTGAGGTTACAAACGGCATCGCCATTTTGAGAATAGCGGACCTCTGGATCGTTGCCGAGATTTCCTAAAATGTTTACGTGATTCTTACTCATTCGTTTTTACCTTTGTTCTTTCTTTTGTTTTACGTTTAGCCAGTCTGTCGACCAGCTCATTTAATCGATGCTGAGAGCGTGGCTCTTTCCCATCGAGGATTCTGCCTTCTTCGTCGTCGTCGACCTCGCGCATTGCGTCGAGCAAATCGCTAAGTATGACCAACATCGAAGAACCTTTGTATTGGCTTCTTGAAACCAACCGGCACCCAGAGACCCGAAGGGCCAAAGCGCGCTTTTAAAATGTGGGCTTTTACGCTGTCTTCCTCGAGCGGTCGCAAAAATAAGATTTGGTCGGCGTTATCCTCGAGGGCGCCGCAATCCTTAATGTCTGACATTTGCGGGTCGCGCTTCGAACGTTCAATCTCTCGGTTCATTTGGACGATGGCGAGCACAGCGACGTCGAGCTTCCGCGCCAGAAGTGTTTTCATTTTGCGTGCGGCGGTGCTTAGAACGGTCACCCGGCTTTCACCTGCTGAGCCGCCTTCGAAAAGCTGCACGTAGTCGATGATCACCAAGTCAATGCGATGGTTCTTACGAAACGCCTTTACCCCGGCGATAACTTCATCAGCCGATACGCCCGAAATCTCCCACACTGAAAGCATGCTCTCGCTAAGCTTCGTGTATGCGCCGACCGCTCTTTGGTGCCAACGCTGGTCGCGCTTTGCCCTCAAGTCAATACCAGCCTCAGCGCTCATCATTTTATCGATGACTTCGCCTTCTGACATCTCCATAGAGACGAACAAAACGCCAAGGCCACGGTTCGCGCACATTCTCGCCACGTGGCAAGAGAGTGCCGTCTTGCCCGTCCCTGGTCGCCCGCCGAGAAGCGTCACGCGCCCCCGGGTCATGCCGCCTAGGTGTTTGTCGAGCGCACCAATGCAAAAGGGCACCGTGGGCACTTCGTTGCCGCCCTCGAGACGCTTAAGCGCATCGTCAACGATTTGCGAAGCATGCTTAGGGCCCTCAACGCTGTCGACATTGTCGCCGAGCTGCTCGAGCATTTTAGACACGGCGTCTTGATGGCTGCGGCCGCGTTCAATCTTTGCCAGCGCGTTCTTTAATATCCTTCGCGTTCTCTCGCTGATTGCCGCCTTCTGCACAGCTCGAACGTCCACCGCCATACTTGTGCTAACGATGGTGTTCTTCGCGATGCTTTCGAGTTCAAAGAGCGTGTCTTTCGAAATGGTGACGCCGTTTGCGCGCAGCGCGTCTTCGACGTTCAGCAGCGTTATAGATTCCTCACAGTCACGCAGGACTTCGAAAGCTTGAAACACTCGACGAGGCAACTCGTCAAAGAAATCACCGCTTTTAAGTTCGGCGCGCACGTCATCGAAAAGCGCCGGCTCTTTTAAAACAGCACCAATAACGGAACGTTCGTGAGTAGGGCGTAGGAGTACTTCAGCTTGCAACGGTGTCCGGCTCCAACTTCTTTATTTTGACGTTTTTGAAAATGGCGGCGCGTTCTTCATCGGTGATGTCCGGGCCTTCGTCTCGCTCGGTCACCCGTCTTGAACGCTCAAGCCTTCGTTGCGCTCGCGCTTCTTCTTCAGGGTCTTTGATATTCCCAAACTTTACGTCAAGGTTGTATCTCGCGATAAACGGCTGAGCGTCACGCTCGAGCCACTTCTCGACACCTCGCGCGCTCTTCCATTTTACCGCGCCGTTCTTCGTTTTGTCGTCGTACCAGTCGCGAATCTCTTGCATTTTTTTGTCGAAGGTCGGGCGATTGTTTAGCCCGTCATAAACCGGGAAGCGCTCCTTGAACTCTTTGAGCACTTCGGGCGTAACCAGTTCATCGAAAGAGAGCGGCTTCTCTTTTGGTTTGCTTTGACGTTTCTCTCCTGCGCTTACTGACACTTTCGCGGGCTTTTTTTTAGTCTTTTCCTTTTTGGAAACAACTGGCTTGGCTTCCGCTCTTTTCTTGGCGCGTTCTTCTGCGCGTATCTTTTCAGCTTCGACCTCTCCGAATGAGCGCCAGAAGAATAGCCGCCCTTCGCTCATGTCTTCGTTTTCGTAAAGGTGCCGAAGTGCATCACGAGCTTTGTCGATAAGTTGAACTTGGTGACCCGCGCCACGTACGATTGTGTGCGCCTCCCAGTGATCGCCGTGCTCTTCAATCCATGCTTTGATTGAAAGGATTAGACCGACCGCCGCGAAAGGTTGAAGGTCCAACTCTTGCGCAAACTTCATCGTCACAGGATGCGTGAAGAGCGCTGCTTGTCTTTTTCCGAATGATACTTTCATGATGAAAACTCCCCGATGACCAAAAGGATGAACTCTTCAAAGTCCTTTCTTTCCTCTATGAATGCTTCAAGAGAAGAGAGAACATAGCGGGCAAAGGGAACCAGCATTCTTCCGTCCTCCTTCATCCTCTCAGGGTCTACCTCTACGTGAAGCTTGGTCTTGCCGCTGACGATGCTGAAAACTAAGGGCTTGTTCATGATGAAGCCTTTCGTATTTCTTCTTTTGCTAGCTCGAAAAGAGCCGCGCGCTCGCCGCGTGGTGGCTGCGGAACACAAGACGCGCTGCCTTTGTCGTAAATCCTTAGACGGTAAATCCCGATATCAACGGCCCAATAGTCTTTGATTCGCTTCACCCGCGTTTCTTTAATCCTCGTGACGAGGTCTCTTTTCGGGTGGTGTTTTTTGATGCCGTCCATTCCGCGAAGTCTTATTTTTTCAACTTTCGTCATGATTCCACCTCGTCAATCTTCCCTAAAAAGTAATCGGTCACGTCGTGCAGCTTGCGCCGGATGTGGCGAGGCATCGCTTCGGGTAGACCCTCTGCGTAAATGCACAAATCAACAGCCTCTTGTGCGGCGTCGCTAAGCATCGAGCGCCCGTTGTTGCGTGCGAGATAAGTGCCGTACCGCTGAAAGCCGATGTCAACGCGCGCCATGATTGCCGCTTGAATCTTTGGACGCTTAGCTAACGTTGCCGTTGCGTGTGCCTCTGCTTGCAGCGAGTCGCTGAACTTGTTGCACATCGACGTGGGCGCTGGTTGTTCCTGCATCGCTCTGATTATTTTGCCGTAAATCGTCATAATGATAAGACCTCTGCACAAAGGCTTTTAAGGTCTTCTATTTTTTCTTTCTCTCTGAACGACATGTAAAACTCAGTCTCATCATTCTCAAAATATAGTCTTAGCTCCCCATCTTCTGAGATAGATAAGCAAAGCTCGTCTTCGTCTTCGTCTCGTATCGTGTAAGTCTTTCCGCTCTTCATTTCTTCTTTCCCTCAAAAACCACGACGCTTGTTTTCGTCACGTGGCTGTAAATCTTTCGGCCATTCTTTTGGACCTGCACGTCTTTGCCGCAGTGGGCGCACGTCATAGTTAGCCCCATTGGTGTTTCATCTCGTCGCGAAATCATCGGCCCTTTGTGTTTGTTCGCGCTCTCGGCTTTGTCTTTGGCCCCGGCGTCGCGGTCTCTTAAAACGGCAACGTCAAAAAAGACCTCTTGGCGCTCGTCGACTTTGTTTCGTCGTCGCGCCACTAAACAGACCAGCCAAGTTCGCGGTTCATCGCGTCAAGAACACGTTGAGGTCTGCCGTTGTATTGCGGCATTTCCCGGGCTCGGATGTTTCTTTTCGCTGGACCGTCGAAAACGTCGGCCTTTCGTGCCTTCTTAAGCGCGGAGCTTCGACACGCGGCGTAAACAAGAAAGCCGCTCGCGAAGCCGCGATAGTAAACGCGATACACTTTCATGCTGTCTTCTGTGATGACATCTAGCATTCGCAGGACCCCTTTCTTTTCATGCGCACGCATTCAACCTCACAGGCGCGTGCAAGTTCTTCCTCGCTGTAACGATCAAAACGGGTGCACCGCCTAACGCGAATGCTGCGAGTGATAAGACCGTCGAATGCGCGGATGCGCCCGATCTTTGATTTGGCTTCGGCTTGCGAACCCGCCAGAACAAACCAGCGGACGCCGCTGTAAGCGTGGTAAAGTTCAAAGGCGACTTTTCTCATGGTGCTACCTTTCGGCCTCGCTTAAACCAGCGCGTCAAATATTCTCTAGGCACGGGGGCTTCGTGCCTAAGGTCTCTTCTGATTCGACGCGCAAGGTCGCTGAACCTTCCAGCGAAATCATTTTGACTTCGGCTGCATCGTCCTTTTGTGTCGAAATAGATTGTTGAGAAGACAAGTTCGTCGTCGAGAAAGACGAACTTGTCACCCTTCTCTTCACACAGTTCAATGGTGACGCGATTGCAGTAGGTGATCTTGCTGCAAGCAACACAAGTCCAACCGTTTTGATCGTTGATACAACGGACATTCTCAACCCCGCATGATGGGCATAGTCCCTCTTGTCGAAAGGTGCTCATAGCGTCACCTCCATTCGGTGAGCGCGTTCAATAAGGGTCTCTTTGTCTTTTTTGAGCTGCTCAATCTCCGCCCTAAGGCTTGCGTTTTCCTTTTTGACCGCCGTGTGCTTTTCCCAGGCGTCCTGCGCCGACACCCTGGCCCTCGCTACGCTCGACATTTGAAGTCGAACCTGCTGGTTCAAGTGGTCGATGCGCGCTTTGAAGTCTTCTGCCTTCTGCGCCTCAATCGAAATCCATTCGCCACACTTCTCACAAAGGCCCTGGGGCTCGTTAAAAACCATGCGCGTGAGCGCGTACATATGCTGACAAGTCATAGAATCACCTCAAAAAGGACGTGAAGGAAAAGAAAGAAGCCAAGGAGTGACGCGAAGCCGAAGAGGCCGGAGAGCCCCCAGGCGACGAGCATCAAGGGCAAGCCGAGCGGGGTTTCTTCGCCGGGCTCGATTTCTCGGAGGGGTTGAAAGTGCGCAGGGGTGTTCATGTTTCGCCGCTTTCCAGGATTTCATGCAAAGCGTCGGCCTCGGACCAGCCGCGCATTTGATAGGAGAACCCCCCAATGCAGACGGTTGTTGCTTTGGGCTCCCCATGCCATCGGCGGGCCCCTTCACCTTCAACCCCTCGGGACCAAACAACGTCATCACCTGAAACCCAGCTGAAAAACCCATTGGCTGACTCTTTAATCGCGCAGAGCACATCAGGACGCTTAGAAATGACAGTCATATCTCTCTCCATGTGAAAGCCCTTCGCGGAATCGAACCGCGTCGCTGCACGCAAAGGCACACCGGCCTGCATGGCATGCAGGAGGTCAGCGGTTCGATCCCGCTTAGCTCCACCAACACCCGAGAGTCCATTTGATGCGGCTCTCGGGTTTTTTCTTTGCCAAAAGCCCGGGCTGTCTGAGGCGGCTCTACCACTTATTTCACCACTTATTCTTCGCATTGTTTTGGCTCCTTTTCTTTGCCGAAAGATTCGTCCCAGAGGCGGACTATCTTTTTGCACTGCCTAAGGTTGAGCCTCCATGTTCGCCCGCGGCCGTTCACGCACAAAAGCTCTGGCCTCACTCGCAACCCTCTAGGAAATGGCCCTGGGGTGGAGACCGTTATGCCGAAATCAGGATAAATGTCCTGGCCAGGCAGCTCGCCCCGAAGTGCTGCCCTACATTTGATTATGAGAAAAGGCTCCTCATTCTTCATCAAGTCAACGAGGCCGCTTGGTTTTTTGCGCGTTTTCATTTCAGGCATTTTCGACCTCTTCGGCATTCGCAGGGTCGAATGAAACCAGGCAGTTGCCCAGCTCGTTTGACGCGACAATAATATTAAAGCTCTGCCCTAGGAGCTTTGCGATCGCCCGGGTTTGGTCCATATCAACGCATCGAACGAGCATCTCACTCGAGTCGCCGTCGAGGTCGAACCGGAATGTCGCCGCATGAAACTCATGCCCGCCGCGCGTTTCATGTTTGCCGACTTGAACCAAGCAGGCACTTTCGATCTCGTGGAAGTCAAAGTGCTTAAGCAAGCACCACCCTGCAAGTTCTTTCTGCACTTTTAACGTTCGCGCGAGACCATCATGGCCCTTCAGGTCGATCGCCTCAAGAGCGTCTTTTGCGTCTTGAAATCCGCTCATCGTCTCCACTCTCCTTTTCCCAAATAATCGTTTGCGCAAATCTCTACGCACTGTTTCGCCTGGTCGACCGTTCGACACTGGCCGTGGACATCATTCCCTGGCGTGCAAATCCAGTCGGCTTGGTCGTGAACGACTCCGAGTTCAGTTTCGTCCTTATGGGAAAGCACCCAGCCAAAAGAAGACTTCGACCACGTCGCGTTTTCACAAAGGCGCGCGCGATGCTTGTTCGGGTCTCCACCGCCAAGCGTGTCCTCTAAGAGGTCGTCGCTATGGTCTGCACCCTGAATACGCCCGCGCGATGTTGCGTGCCCGTACGTGCCAAACAATGACTTCATGTCTTTGTGGCCCAAGCGTTCAGCGATGTTCGCAGGATTCATATCCTCGTCTAAAAGGTGTGTCCCGTGCGAGTGGCGATTCGTGTGCGGTGGCAACAATCGAACACCGGCCGCTCTCAGCGTCGTATACCAAACGCGTGAGCGCCAGTTATCCATATTCAGCGGACCGCCTTTGATGCCGGGAAACAGCGTCCCGCCTTTTTTATAGGTGCTCGTGAAATCTTCGCTCTCAAGCCAGTCTTTCAAAATGCCCTCGACGACTGAGCCGAAAGAAACATCACGGTCAGAACGCGTGGTTTTCGTTTCCTTGAGCTTGCCCTTTTTCGAGAGCGTGGCGCGAATCTTCAAGACACCTTGCTCAAAGTCGATTGCCTCAGGCTTCAACGCTGCGATTTCACCAGGGCGCAAGCCGGTGGCAAACCAAAGCTTAACCATCCATGACCATCGCGAGGTTTCGAACGCCTTGAAGATGGCGCGCATCTCTTCGCGTGTGTGTCGCTTCGTTTTGTACTTGTCGGACTCATCATAAGAACCAACCTTGCGTTTTGTGCGCGGGTGTTTGATGTGCTCGACGGGGTTAAAATCGATGTAGCGACGACGAACGGCATCAGAGAAGATGGCCTTGGTGATTCGAAGAACACGCTTACGCATATCCATCGAGACGCGCTCGCCAACGTCGCGCAAGAGATTCTCAACTTCGTGCTGTTGAATCTTATCAATCTTCTTTTTGCCCAGTGGCGCAAGGTGTTTCGTAAGGTCAACAACGCCCTCATAGGTTCGCTCCTGCACCGTGTCTTTGTATTCGCGCAAATAGATTTCGATGACCGAGCTTAGGCGGTCGCCCGAAGAGCGAAGCTTTAGTAAGTCCTTCGCGCCCATGATGGCCGCACCCTCGGATTTGAAATAGTACGCGGGCTTCAGGCTCGTATTGGGTGGCGGTCGCCATTCCCAGTCACCATCTTTGCGAGGCCGGATTGTGCCTGTGCCCTTTTCTCTGCGCTTACGTCGACGTGACATTACATCGCCCCTATGGTGCGTTCGATGCCCATCGACTCTTCGACATACTTGATGATGTCGACTTCAATCATTAGGCGGTTGCGTGTCTTCGGCGGGTGCGAAAACCTAATCACACCTTCAGCCATTAACGCGTAAAGAGTTGTCCTTGATAAGCCCTTATATTTCGCGAGCGATTCGGTCACCGTGATGGTTCCCTTTCGAATGTCGCTTCTTAAATCTTCTATTTTCACTTTGACCTCAGCTCTACGCGTTCACGGTGTCCATGATGTATTTGATGCTTTTAAGGTGAGCCACGACGACGGCAGGGCGAAAGCGCGGGTGACTGCTTGCGTCTTGCTTCCATGGCTTCAAGTCAGATTCCATCTTTTCGATTTGGTCGTTAGACAGCTCGAAAAAGTCCATAATGTCGCGCTTCGACCAGATAGGAAGATACGAGCCAGCTTGCTTTTTCAACTGTTCTTTAGTTTTTGGTTTTCTAGGCATTCACTTTCTCCTTCTTTTTTGCGCTTCGTTTCTTTTTGCGAATCTCAATCCCTACAAGGTCGAACTCTGCATCTGTCAAATCTGCGAGGCCCGTGATTTTGTCATCACCGAGAACGCCGCGCACAAAATCCATTCCCTCGCCGACAGACTTTAGAAGCTCTTTGAGTTCTGTCGCTTGTTCGTTTTCCGCGGCTTGTTCTGCCTCTTCCTGCTCTGCAATCATTTTTGAAGTGCGCTCGAGAACCGTTTCGAGTTCGTCAAAGCTGAGAGGTGCCTTTTTGCTCGGGCGGCGGTTGATGATTTTTTCGAGGAAGGCAACCTTCGCGGTCACGCCGAGCTGCTTTAAGTCAGCGTCGAGGTCGGCGCGAAGCTCTTTCATCATCTCGGGCGAAACGCTGTCTACTTCTTCCTTTTCCTCGTTTCGCAGCTCGCGAACATCAGGGTCTCGAATGTGAGCTTCGCCTCTTTGTTCTTTCTCTTGCTGAAGTTTGTCGTCGTCTGGCGGCAATGTATCTTCGTCGTCAATGGCGAGAAGGGCACACGCTGCATATTTTCCGGCGTAACTTTGGGCGGCGCCAATGGCTTGAGAAAGTGATGTGGCTTTTGATTCAGTCACCGCCGCGTAAGCTTTCGACGTGATGCTTTCGCCTTTATCGTCAAACACGCTCGCGACACCTTCGACAACGAAGCGGCCAACGCCCTGGATGCTTTCAACGATATTATAGGTGACGTTCATTACGAGGCCGTTTTCAAGTAAAGGCCTTTTCGCTGCGCCGTTAATCGACTCAAGGTTTCTAAAGTTGTAATGGTTCGCCTGTTCAAGTTTCTGGGCAACGATTTCGTTTTGTGCTTTTGCTAGTGCGATATAAATAGACATTGTGATTCTCCTAAGCCGCGAGGGCCATTTCAGTTTTGCGGATTGCGGCGGCTTTCTTCTCTGCGCGGTAAACGCCGAGCAATGAAAGGAAGCATTCGAAGTGCGCTTCGAGTGACGCCACCGAGTAAGATTTGACTTTGTGCTCGCCGGTTGTCGTGCACAGAAAAAGGAACTGGCCACCATCAAGTTTGATGCCTTTTTCTTTGCAGGCACCGTAGTAAGCGCCGAGTTGAGGGTTATATTTGTCGAGCAGCCGACCGCACTTCTTCAAGTCCGAGGTGGTTTTGAAGTCGGTAAGAATATGCTTGCCATTGATGCAAAGGATTGCGTCTGGCGTCCCTCCGAACAGGTGCTTCTCAGAGACTAGTGGGACCTCGATAAAGTCCTTGCCGTTCACCGTCGAAACACCCGCTTTCGTGCGATTCATGTAGGAGTGAAAGGCCATCATCGCGAGACGCACCTTGTTCGACTTCGGCAGCCCGTGTTCCCTATAACGCAAGAACTCTTCTACGAGACCGTGGGTGACCCCGCCCGTTTTCATCGCCGCCTCAATGTGCTTCTTGGGTACGTAGCCTTCAACGTTGCGAAGGTCGGTGATTTTGGAAACGCGCGGAACGACGGTCCCGTTTTTGGTCATGTAAACTTTACGCGCCACGGGTCACCTCGTCGCTGATTGTTCGTTTCTCGGGTTTCAAGAGGCTGCGAAGTTCTTTGATTTTTCCGACGAAACCAAAGGGCGGGACACGGCCTGTTTTAGTAAAAAGCGCTTCGATATCCGTGATTGCGTTTTGCGCTGCGTAGAGTTTTTCGTTTTTGATTTTAACCGTGCTCATTGCGCGAACTCCTCCCCAAGGCTCGAGCCGTCGTCGAGAAGTTTTGAATCGGTGGCAGACGCTATTACGACACCAATGGGTTCAGCGTCTTCGCCGTGCAAGGATGCGTCACCAAATGCAACAGAGCACTCATAGGCGAGAAGGGCGCTGTCCTGCGCGGCCTCTTCGCTTGCGGCGTCGACGATGTATATAACGGGCGATGGCGATACCGTGACTTCAAATCTTGGCATGTTAAACTCCTACTCTTGGGTCTTGTGGGTCAACGCTGATTGTCGTCGGGCATTCGGCGCACTGGGCGTCAACGGTCCACTCAAAGCCGCAGTCACTAACCAATGATGCGAAGTTGAAGCGCGTACCTTTGCAGCGAGGACAGACGAAAGTTTCGGTGTCGTCTGGCTCTTCGTTCATGGCGTGCCACACGCTGATGTCTTGCAAGTCAACAGCGTCGGCAGGTGCACCAAGGTCTAAGGCGAAGTCGTTTGGTAAAAATGCTTTACTCATTATGACAACTCCAATCCGCAAGCACGAAGCGCTTCACCCATGGTGCTGCGACGCTTGCCGATGCGGTGCGCGATGGTTTCGCCGTCTTTTGTGATCTCCATCCATGCCTCCCAGCTCACCCGGCCCGCCATAATCAAGCGCTCTACGAACACTGCGACGCCTGCGACCGTTTTCCGGCGAACCTCTTTTTTACTGAGGATTTGTTCAGTGTCCCCATTCTCGCTTACCCTCCGAACAAGGTCGGTTTCGAATTGCGAAGATCTCTCAAGTTTTTTAAGTTTTTTCCCCATTATTAGCTCCCTTCGGGCGTTATCGGTGTTTCTTTGGAGAAACTGCCCAACCCGTAGAACCAGCATAATACTATAGTTTGATATAATACAAGATATAAACTAGAATGTTTTTTGTGTTTCTTCTAAGTGCTCAAAAAAATTAAATATTTTTCATAAAAAAAAATGTGATTAAGTTGTCTCGATGAGCGGAGACGAGCGTTTTGAAAAGATTGAGCCTGAAAAAGTGGAAGCCTTGCGGCGTGCTTTTTGGGTGACTCAAGACAAAACTGCGCGACGCATGGGGAGGACCCAGGGCGCGTTCTCTCGTTGGGAAAAGGTGCCGTCGATGCGATGGGACACTTGGGTCGTAATGCGCGCAGAAGTCGCGCTCGAAGCGTTCGGGATTGCGTCTTATCCGCCGCCTTCGTTCGAAGAGCTTATGAGAATGTTTGAAAAGGGACTTACTAAAGAGGACTTACAAAAGCCTTCAGGGGTACCGTTTATGATTAGTTTGGGGGAATGATGAGCGAGAATCTACGTGTCAAAGAAGAGAGGAAAGGGGTCGTTAGGCTTTGTGCAGAGGCGCTGAGCAGCGTTTTAAGTAGCATTGTTATCGGTGGCGCCGTCGCGCTTGTATGCTTTTTTGCTTTCGACCTTTTTGGGTGGGGTCGGTACGAAGAATGCAAAGAGCTTTTGAAGCCTAAAGAGGCGGTAGAGATAGTGACGTCACATGCAACCTCTGACGACACAGCGAAAAGGATCGCTATCGAAAGCGAATTTAAAATCCAAACCCTAGGATATGGCTACATGACTTTAGTGTCACGCCTCCACACTAGCAACGAAGCCACACCGGTGGCTCATTTCAACTTTCACTATGGTGAAAAATCAAAAAGGAACGAACTTGAATGCAATGAAATCGCCAGGACGTTGACCAGAGGAAACCCTCGAGCGAGTTACTTCTGCACGCATGGCATGTACCCAACTTACTAAGAGCGGCGGCCCGAGCCTCAACTACCTTGAAAGGCTGCGCGCAGCCTCATCTTCACCAACCATTGCCGCCTCAATCTCTCTGCGATAATCCTTGTCGGACTGCATAAGCTCATGGTGACGATTCAAAAGCCGTGTCGAGTCGGCGAGAATGTTTTGAGGCGCGCCATCCAAAAGTTTGCCCGAGATCAGCGAGGACCTTTGTGCTAGCCAACCAAGAGAGTCAGCCGTCACTTGCATCACTTTTGGAGATCGAATGGCGGCGCGCGCGATTGTCGGACCCGCCCAGCTGGCAGCAGCGGCAACAGGATTAGCCATAGCACTTGACGCAATAACACCGCCAAGTCGTGCAGTCCCCATGCCCTTATCAGCAGCCCCTAAAGCTTTAGTTATCATCGGCTCGCTGGTGCCAGCTGGGACAAGCTCGTCAAGCTTGCGGACCGTGGAAGCCTTCGCGGCACGTGCATCAGCGAGGGCAGCGGCCTTTTGGCCGATATTTTCAGCGTTACCCTTGAGGGCTTTTGCTGCCGCAAGCTGAGCCTCGTTTTTGATGTCCTTCATAGCTTTAACCGCCGCGTGGGCTGGCCCACTCATCAATGTTTCGCGCCCGCGCGCCTTGTTTAAACCTGAGTTAACCTCAAGTTTTTTTGCCATGGATTCCATGGCGGCGCGGCCCGGGCTGCCCTTCGGGAGAGCATCCGCTTTTAAAAGCAGATTGTCAGCCTCAAGCTGTTGATACCAGCTTTTGCCAAGAGGCTCCTGCACCTCGGGGCGAACGCGACGCTCGGTTTTCGCGGCCTTGTGTCTCTTTTTAGCCAGCGACTCGACAGCGTTCGCGTTCTTTGTAGCCGTCTCGGCGGCGCCGAGGGATTCCTTCGACCGCTTCACTAGACCGTCATCAGCTCGCAGCTGATTTTTAAGGGCCTGCACGGCGAAACCCTTGCTTGCGTTCGCTAGCCCGGGTGCTCCGATTTTGCTGACGAGACCAACGGCCTTGGCGCCGGTGCCAAGGCCAGGTAAAAGCCCGAGACCGTCGAGCGTTGAAGAGATTGGTTTCTCTGGATTTGGCCCGTCTTGAAGGAAACGACCAGCGCCCTTTGCCCCCTCAACAACCATCGTCGAGGCGGTATCTAGCGGGTGTTTCGCTGCGTGCTTCAAAAAGTCCGGAATCGAGTCAAGAAGGCTTGACGCGTCGCCACCAACTTCACCAAAAGCCTTTTGAGTTTTCTCAAGGTCGCCATCAACCGCAAGAGGACCCATGAGGCGACGGGCTGCACCTTTGTTTAATCGGGCGCCATACTCAACAAACTTTTGAAAGCCGGACTTGTCTGACTCGATTTCTTTTTCGGCCTGCTCAAAAACGTTAGCCTTCTTTTTGGCGCGCTCTTCGGCTGCAAGCTCTTCTTCGGCGTCATCAAAAATAGACATTAGATACCCCACAAAGTTTTCATTAATAGGTCGATTCGCTCCATGTCTTCAGGGTCGCTGGCTGCATCCCTTACCGCCTTGCGTTGTTCAGGAGAGAGTGATTTATAGCGGTCGACGATACCCCGACGCTGTGGGTTCATCTGTTTTTGCTTCACGCCCGCACTTTTGATTTCCGCGGACCTCCCTCGAAGCGTCGCTAAAGGGGAAACGTTGCCTGTCGCCTGGTAGCGAAGACCCATGGCTTCGATTTCCTGTTTTTGAACCGTTAGAGTTTCGTTGATGAGCGCCTTAAGAGTCGCCGAACTCATGCCGGACGGCGAACCAACAAAGCTCATGACGCGCGCGACCTCAGCCTCAGCAGCCGCCACACCTGATAGGTCTTTAAGGGTACTGGCGAACAGTTTACCCATTCGTGCCTGCTTTGCTGAGAGATTTGAGTCATCCCATCCGTAACCGCGCAAGAAGTCGTTGACTCGATTCTTGATTGCGCCCCAACCGTCATCACCAAGTTCGTCAAGCCCGGTTAAAACGTTCTCGCTTTGCCGAACAAGAGACGCGCGCTCGTGAAACTTAAAGCCCTTCTCTTCTTTAGTGAGACCGCCACGCATTTGCCCCCGAATAGTTCCGGCGATGGCAGCCTTTGGAATGCTAACGCCCGACGAAACTAAATCGTTTTCAACGGCCTTGATGGCGTCAACCATGTTCAGTTCGCCGCTTTGAACTTTGAAAGCTGCGTTTGCCGACAAGCTCTCTTGAAGCTTCCGGGTTTCGGTTGCGTTGCGGGGCTTGTCAAAACCAAGAGTAGAGCTCGCAACACCTGGGCCCCTGAAGCCGCCACGAGAACCGCCGCCACCACGCTTGCGCGACAAACGCCCGCCTTTGCCGAGATGGTCAATGCGCGCTCGTGCAAGTTCTGCGTTTGCGTCACGCTGGCCTGCCAAACTTTCATTTGCGGCAATCTTCGAATCAAGAAGCCCTTGACCTTCGACCGCTTGACGATTCTCAAACATTGCTTTTGTGCGCTCTTTTTTGCGCTCTAAATCTTCCGCTACTCGGTTGCGGCGAAACTGTTGGGCAAAGACAGTCGCCTTTTTGCGAGCGAACTGAGGCGGCACATTTTGCGTTTGAAGATAACTAAGCGCCTTATTGTAGAGCGCTCCGGGGGTGGGTACCTCCCCGTCATTAAATGTCGGTTCCTCGTGGAACAATCTGGTTAGCTCGCCGTCGAAGGAGTCAACGCGAAACTGTGCGTCTTCTCTCCGCTCGCCTAACTGGGCGCGTTCACGCCTGTGCGCCAAGTCTTCGTTTCGTTGATTTCTGTCTTCGATGCGAAAAGCTCGGTCTTCTTTCTGATTAGAGATCTGCATATCTTGAATGCCTTGGCGTCGCGTCCGGTCTTCAAGGCGCATTGCTCTATCTTCAGCACGTTCAGCCTCCCGTCTTTTGTCTTCGTCGAGCTTTGCAATGTCGCCAAGCCCTGCGACGGCCTGATTGACGTGTTGCATAAAGCTGTTGCCGCTCCGCATCATCTCTTGTCTTCGACGCTCACGAAGCTCAAGCGCTTGAAGTTTCGGGTTGATGTAGCTCATGGTTGCCCCCTGCGACTAAAGTTAGGCCGCTCCTGGTTGACCGGCTCCCATTCACCAGATTCTTCATTGTAGCGATAAGCTTGACCGTCTTCTCCGTACACGATGCCCCTCTCGTCGCCACCTGCGCCAGGGGTTGAAACGAGGCCTGTGTTTTGGAGCCCGATTGGGTCATAAAGCAGCGAGTCGCCAGAGCTCGGCTCTTGGAAATCTTGCCCGTACGCTTGGCCGATGAGATTCATAAGGGCCTCAGTCTGAGCAATGTCCTTTGCACGGTCTTCGCTGTCACGTCGACGTGTATAATCAAACTGGTCACGTGCAAAGTCTCGCGCCTCGTCGCCGCGGTGTACGCCGTAATCAAAGTCACGGTTTTGCGAGTCAAGGCTATCGTTGTAACGGTCCTGATTTACGCTAAAGTCACGCTCGTTTTGTGCGAACTGGTCTTGATAGCGGCCTTGATCAAAATCAAACTGACGCTCTGAGCGTTCGGCGCTTAGTCCGAGTGATTGACGCTGCAAGTCTTCAGCGCGTGAATCTCGGTCAATGCCGATTTGCGTCAACGCAATGTCACGCCCGGCATCTCGGCGAAGCTGGCCGTCGATGTTTGCGAGAGCGCCAGAGGTGCCCATGCCCATTGCGCCAAAGCGTGCTTGGTTGTCAACAAGTCCGCGCATTGCCTCTTGCATCATCTTTTCTTCGACAAGGTTTTTTTCTTCGGTCGTATCGCGAGGGCCTGAAAGCAGGCCGCTTAAAATGTCGTCTACACGAGGGTCGCGCTGAAGGCTGCCCATGTTGCTTTGTAGTGGGTCGTAGCTTCGATTTTGCCCAACATCATCGTAATCAAAAGCGGACGTATCAGGTTGCGCAAAGCGTTCATCAAAATAGTTTTGCCAGTCGTTAGCAGTGTCCGGCGTCAAGTCGACGTTGATTTGTCTGCCTGGCAAAGATGGCGGGTTGTGACGCTCTGGAATCGTGAACGGCTCAGGCGGCGCGAAGGGACTCTTTGTTGGAAGTTCCCCGCTTGGCCGTTGCACTTGCCCGCCCGCGCCGGGGCCTAGCGAGTTCTGGTTTAACGTTCGTGCCATAACGTTACCTTGGGCCTGGTAGCCGTAAGGGTCATACTCTTTAACTTCTGGGTTTGGCATCATCTGCGGCGGCTGAGGCGCAGGTGCAGGCGGTGCAGGTGCAGGTGCAGCCATCGCAGGGGGCGGTGCAGCTGGGGGCGCGGGCGCAGCAACCTGAGGGGTAAGGGGGGCTTGCTGTTGTGGTGTCGCCTGGTAGCTCGTCGTTGGCTTTGGCTGCGCAAGTGTTTCTTGTTGCGGGGGTGTGTATGCAGGCTTTGGTTTTGGGGCAACGTATGTTCCCTTTGCCTGAACCGCCGGCGAGAGTTTCACGGGCGATGAAGCCTTCAAGGCGGTCGACATCACCATCGGGGATTTTTGAACAAGGCTTTTTGCTGCCTCGTTCTGAAGTTTGTTTTTATTGTAAATGCTTTTGTAATCCATCATTGACCCCACCAGTAAAAGGCGACCCACACGCACCGGATAGGATGCGTTCGAGTTGTTTGAACTCTAACTTCCCAATCGCGCCCCTCATTCGAAGGATCGTCATGCGCCTGAATAACGTCGACCTCTTCGTGGCCCTCTCTTGCTGGGCTAGTTACACCTAAACCGTTCAATGTTATTTGACTTTGATTCGTTGTGTTTTCGTCGCGCAATGTCATTTGCGAAATCTGATTCGCGTGCATAACAGCATAATGAGACGTGCCCAGGAGCCGCGAACCAAGAGCGGGGATTTGATACCACTCTTGCTCGCCCTCAATATCATTCAGGTTTGTGACGAGTGAGTGAGTTTCGATTCTCAGCGCAGACAGTTTTGTTGTGTGGTTCAGAATGTCGCTCGCAAACGTGTCGAATGCACTCTCAAGCGCGGCCTCGTCCCAAAGCTCGCCGTCCTCAGGGATATAGGGCGCGAACGCATCGGGCACGCCGCCCTGAAGCCTGTCATAACGAACATGAATGACGACCTTGCAGGAGCGCAAAGCCTTGCTATTTGTTGTTACGCGAAAAACAACCTCGTCACCAGCATCGACATTCAAACCGCCAGACGAAATATATTTAATGACATTGTCTGTAACCTCGCCGTTTGTCGCCTCTCCGAAAACTTCACCGTCGCCAGATTCGACCGTTACACGCACAAGATTTTCGGCAACGTCACTGGTCGCGCAAAACTCAAAGCGTTCAATCTCCCAGTTACCGCAAGAAGCGGGCGGCTTCACTTTTCGTTCATTCTCAAAATCTGGCGTCGAGCTGAGAGCGCCGAAATCAAGGACAAAAAACGAGTGGACATATCGCTTACTCTCAACGAGCTTTTTGATTTCCTCGTTCCATTCCATGAGGCGTTGTATGCGCTCCGGGGGGATTGTCTCGCCAACATCTTCACGCGTTCTAAAAATATAGGGTGGTGTGGTTCTCATTGCCGCCTCAATGCTGCGCTAAAAGTTGCGTAGATTTGAATAAACTCAGAGTTGTAGAGACCGTTAGCGCTGAAAAGTTCAAGCCGGTATCGCACGCCCTTAAAAAGAACAACGTTATCGTCGCTGTAATCAGTGCGCGCGCTTTCTCGCCCAGACGTTTGAACAAAGCTCGCCAGAGGCGATTCATAAACAAGGAACTCGTTCTTTTCGTCGTCTTGGATGATCTGGACTGCAACGTCCGAACCGGCGCCAGTTGTCTGGTCAACAGTAACCCCAATCATAGTTAGTCTAAGGTTGTCGGGCGCGGTGAATGAGACGCTTCTTTCAGGGTAGGGCTCAGACCCATTTACATCCGTAAGTACAAGCCCGACACGATAGCGGTACTTTGTGCGTAAAAGGTTGTCTACCGTTGACCGTCGTTCGCCGTGCCTTTGGTTTATATCAGCCGCAAGCGGGGGCGTGAGGTTGTCAAAGCTCATGATGTTGGCCTTCTTTTGCCGGGGCCTTTGAAGTCGATAGAAAGAGTTCGATCAAGTCGGCTCTCCGGGTCGTCGACAGAGATTTCTATTGAAAGGTCGTCGCTTCGTGTCGACCAGTGAAAACGGCGAGACTGAACAGGGGGGCGGCGCACCTTAACCTCTCCCCAGTTTTCGGGAGTCGCTTCGGTCGTCCCAGCAAATCGCCCTGCCTTTGGCGTTGTCTTGATTTCTTTATCGCCGTCACGGGTCGCGCATCGGAACGAACCAAAAGTGTCGCTTGAAAAGTCGCAACGACGAATCACCCGTGACTCATCGGGCGTACTGAATGCACGGCCAGAGAGAACGCCGCGAACGGTGCCAAGCTCTTGCGTTATTACGCCGCCGTCAAAGTTGCCCAAGATTCGATACGCGCCGCCCTCAGTAAGGATTATTTCCCGAGCGTCGGTCTCCAGCATTTGGCCAACAACGATGCCCCCTTCGCTTGGGTCTGCAAAATCCCACCAAGACAAGAAGCCTTGGTCAAGCTCAGTCTTCGCGAAAGCCTTGAAGAAGCTCGACGAGAGGATAGGGCCATCACGTGAAGGCCATACTTTAGAGTTTTTCTTGAAGTCCGCCGTTACCTGGCGTTTCGCAAGATGACGTGTCAAGTGATAGTCGTCGGCCTGAATCTCATTCTTGGTCAACACATCGACGATGCCGCGACGAGAAACACCCCAGACACGGTCACGAGATATGCAGGTGGTGTTAAAGCCTAGACATTGATAATCGCTCGCTCTCTGCCAGTCACCAACCACGACTTGCCCGGACGCTGCGGCAACCTTTGACATGATGCGAACGCCGTTTGAGGTGCAAGCAATAAGCTCGCCGCTTGGCCCTTCGTGAAGGCCGTAAATGGGTGCGTCAAGAACGATTTGATTAGGGCCAATAATGCTTTGAGGCGAGCCACCGACAACGGTAACAGGGTCAGAAACAAAAATAGACGCGCCGTCCGCCCAGACAACACGCGAGGTTGCCCACGTCGTGCAGAGCCCGCGGGGGATAGGGATTGAGGGTTGAAGCGTCAATGAATCAACGGGCTCAGCAACGACAAGAGGGCCGCCGATGAATCCCCAAAGCGTCGGAAACGATGGCGACGAAATCACTATTTGATTCATCACAACGGCATGCGTCACCACCTCGGGAATCGCTGAAGTTTCGAGAGTGATTGAAAAAACTTCGTCCCACATCTCATCTAACACCCGCAAAACAGGCGCGCCGATTTTGGTGCTTGGGACGTCAACAACATAATGCACAGCCTCAAGCGTGGCCGTGTCGCGAACAGAAAAGCCAGCCACATGAACGCGGCCAGCCGGTGGCGTGTAAATCTTTCGAAGGCCAGGGCGCACACCCAGGTCACCGCTCGGCAGAATCCACATGTTGCGCTTTGCCCAAGCAGACATATCAATCTTTATATTGTTCATGTGTTCAATCCGGCTTGGTCTGAAGCGTTAAGGGTCAGCATGCCTGCATCTGTGTTTCCAATGATGGAGTTTTTGCCGCTGGTTCCGCTCGTGTTGATGTCGCCAATGCCTGCATTCAGAGAAATCACATTGTTCTCACCTGCCTGAATGTCGACGTTTCCAACAAAACGATTATGCGCGATTGTAAAGTTATCGGCGCGCTCGATTAAGATGTTTTGCGAGTTGAGGCCACAGAACGAGATGCCGCCCCCAGTCACTCGCCCCTCTAGAACGTTCGCAACGCTCCTCACGTGGCAATCTTTCATCGTGACTTCGTTTAGGTTTGCTTTCACCAGAGAGGCCGCGACGGGCGACGCAGAAGAAACCTCGAAACCTTGCAAGCAAAAAAGCCGTGAGCGCACATCAAAAAGAGGCGCATCTTTCGGCAGGGCGTGAAGAATGCCGGGGCGCGAACAAATCTCAATCCCGCCGATTGAATCAGGAATAATAACGCGCGACTCGAAAGAAATAGGCGATACAATGTTGATTTTGTAGGAGACTCGCGTGGTTGTCGACAGCGAGCCATCAACCAGGAACGAGCCGCGATAACTTACCGCCTCGCCAACAGCCCTTAGCAGCTCAGAAATGTTTGACGCATTACGTGTAAACATTTTGAATCAACTGCAACTCGCCAAGCGCGAGGTTTTCAAGGAACAAAGCCTTGTATCTTTTGCCAGCCGAGAAGCAATCACTCTGCCGTGACATCATCGGCGAGGGCACATCGTTAGCAAAAAACTCGTTCTTAAGTTCCGACTCTTGCGCCCTTAGAAACGCTGGGTTCTCCTCGTCTTTCATTTTTAAGATGATTGCGGCGCGAGTGCACACTAGAAGATCAAAGGTTCCCCACGACTTCGGGTGTAGCGGTGTCCCAATACTGCCAATCTTCACGTGACGCGGGTAGTAATCAACACGCAAGGTTTCGACGGCCTCACAGTTTTTATGCGAAAGGTTTCGACCCGAACGAAGAAGGCCAACCCAGAGGCCGCCAACATTAGCGTGAACATGGTTGATTCGAATCGGCTTTGTTGAAAGCGTCGCCAAGCCATCAGCGTTCGTAGTGACATCTTCCACTTCTGCAAAATGCCGAATGTTGTTTCGGGCAATCTCTGAGAGTGTCGAAGAGATGGCCGAGTTGATTGCAATATTCGCTTCAGTGTCATCCCACCGGCTGCCGTCGTCGTCCAAGAAGGTTTTACGGACAGTGGTTTGAGCCTCGCCTAAGGTCATGGTCATTTCGGCACCTGCACAGTGACATTCATAAGGTGCTTGCCAAAGTCATAAGCGTCGTGACGAACATCGTCTTCATAGCGCTCTTGTTTCTTCTTTATGCGTGCTTCTTCGGCGGCGATTTCGGCGTTAATGTCTCGTCCACGGGTGTTTCGTGTGAGCTCGATAATGTCGCTGAAACGTTCGCCTTGGTCGACACGATAAAAGATGTTGTCAAAGTCGATAGCGAGATTGAAATCGTCAGAGAAACGAATAGCGAGCGTGTCACTTCGGGCAAGAGCCGGGCGACCATCTGGCGCCATGGTTGCGCTTAGGCCGTCCCAGTGTTCGCACCGGTCATTCAGAACTTCTAAAATAGATTGAGCGGAATCCATGGGAACCCTAAAAGGAACCGCGCCCCCGAAGGGGCAACGGCAACTAAATCAAGTGTTGAGACCAACGATGCGACCAGACGAACGACGAGTTTTGACCCGGCCTTGAAAGGCGCCGTGCATCTGCAAGTCACGCGAATAGGTGTCGCGGTTGATGAGCAGCGCGCCTCGACCGTTGCCCTCACCATTCTCAACACGTGCCTTGAAATCCCAAAAGCGATGAAGCTCATAATCTTTCTTGCAAAAGAGCAAGAGAGTTTTAGGAACTGAGTCATTGTCAACAATGAAGGGCTTCCCGTCGACCATGGCCTGTGTTTTGCCGTAGTCGTCACGCTTGACGCCAGTCCACTGAACACGGTCGGCCTGACCGTCGATAATGGCGGTTCGCTGCTCGGTCGAACCAATCATGTGCGTGATGTTGTGACCTTTTTGGGAGCGGGTTTCGATTTTATCGATAACGCTTTTAATCACAGCTGCCGTACAGGATGACTCAGTGAAGGTCTTGCCTTTCCATTGAGGGTGCTTCGCCTTAAAGTTGGCGTCCTCATCATAAAGGTCTTCATCAGGGTCGCACATGTCATGCAGGCCGACCATTTTCCCGGTGCTGCTCATGCCGACAAACTGAAAGCGGTCGGTTGTTGCGACTGCCACGCCCGGCGCCGTGTAGAAAGTCACCGTGGCGTTACCGTTAGCTAAACGCTCAACGTCAGCAATCACAATCTTTGCAACTTTGACCACGCCCGCTGCGTCGACGATTTCAACAGCCATGCCTTCTTCGAAGTGTTTCCAGTCTTCGAGCTCGCACGTCAAATCTGTGTCATCCATTGCCGCAACAGGCCCGCCGAAGTGTGAGCGAATGATGGCGCGGTTTAATGCTCCGTTCATCTGGTCCCGACCTGATTTAATCTCGTCAAGGACGTGATCGATTGCTTCTTTCGGGTTAGTGGTGATTTGAAACGCCACCTCACCAAAGCTCAAGGTCTCAAGCTGAGCCTTTGGCCCGTAAAAGAGTTCGCCACGTTTACGAGAGCCGCCGAGGGGAATGGCGTCGTAATCATTGACATATTTGTGAGAGTCAACGCGACCGCTTTTAACGTTCACCTTTCCTCGTTCGGTTTTACCATCATGAATCTTGATGATTGACTCATTCAAGAGAGCCATGCTCATGCGTGATTGCTCATGCATGTCTTTTTGTGAATATCGATCGACGAGCGTTAGCACGTCCCCAGAAGTCATACCCATTTTTGTTCCTAAAGATTAGACCCGCCTGCCCTTAAAAGTTGCAGTGCCCATTCAGTCTCATCGTCAGAACGTTTGATGACTGGCGGCGCACTTTGAAGGCGACGGGGTGAAGTTTTGTTTTTGGCGCTTTGACGGATTGCCGCCGCGCCTTGCTCTCGGTTCTCTGCGAACCGCTTCCTATTCGCTGCATCTTTGGCGATTTCGTTCGCGTCACGACGTTGAACGCCGCGCATGTCCGTTACCGCCCAATCAGCCGCAAGAGCGTCACGCATTTCTTCGGGGCTGAGGCCGTTAGCATCTGCCGCATCGAGAAAAGTTCTGGTGTACTGCTCTTTGTATTCTGCTGCCCGCGCTTGCTCTTGTCGGGCCTGCTCTTGTTTGCGGTACTGCTCAGCAAAAGGGCTTTGCTTGCCGCCCTTCAGCCTTTCAATCTCCGCTCTTAGTTGCGCCTTTTCAGGGTCGGCGCCATTTAAAGGCACGCCCCATTCTTCGGCTGCTTTCATGAACTGTGCATGCTGCTCTTTAAGGGCTTTGTTCTCAGCCTCGAGAGTGCTTGCGAATGAGTAGACCTTATCTAGGGCCTCAACAACTTGAGCTGTTTCAGCACGTGCGCTTTGCACCTCGCTTTTCAGCTCTTCGAACTTTTGCTTTTTGCGGGCGTTTCGTCGCTGGCTTTTGGTTAACGGCTTTTCTTCGTCGTCTTCCTTTTCGCCTTCTTCGTCCTCGCCCTCGTCTTCGCTTTCGTCGTCGTCGTCTTTTGGCTCTTCTGGCTTCTCTTCTGGCTTTCCTTCATCGGTCGTTGGCTCTTCAGCCTCGTCGTCGCTTTCACGCGCAGAAATATCTTTTGCGAGACTCTCGATAAACTGGCTCTCGTCAAATGCGCCCTCTTCGGGTGCAATCGCCTCAACCGCTGATTCAAGTCCGCTATCGCCTGTTACGTCGTTCATGTTTCTCCCTTTCACCTTTCGGTGACCGTTCGTTATGAAGAAACAATATTGGGCGGCGTGCGCCCCTCTTTCAGTGCAGACCGGGCGTGTACGTTTTCCCGTTGTACGTTTTTAGTTGATAACGATTCTTTTTCGGGTTTTGCTTCCAGCCGATGTGCACCCAGCCCGAGTTTGGCCCCTCGTTTGAGTAGTGAAGTTCTAGAATTATTTGGTCGAAGGGGACGAGCACGCTTAGCACCATCGACAAAGCCCAGTTCGATATACCTTTGAACTCAATGTCGGCGGCCGCGTATCCACCCTTCATTCTGTGGTGAGAGCCCCAGGAATAGTTTTTTGCTTTCGCTAGCGCATCGCCACGAAAACACCAAAGGCTCGATGGCATCTCACCAAAATAGTCAATCACAGGATCGAGAACCGTCCCACAAAACTCTTTCGCGATCACGCATTGCCTAGCGTTCATCTCGTTTTTTATTTTTAGAGCAACGGCATCGTTTGAATGTTCAAACGATGCCTGGCTTATGTGTCTTGACAGCATCATTGTAGACCTCGGCGATTAAAAGAGCGACGACGAGGCAAGACGTGCGCTCGTCGGAAAAAAGACGAGACCCGAAAACAACAGCCAAAGGGATGCTATTTTCGGGCTCGAAGGGTGACGCCTTCAAAAAGATTTCATCGCGCTCGAGCAAAAAATCACCAGGCGATGAGCTCCTAATAAGACGTTCAACAGTGCAAAGTTTTGATGACGTCATGCAAGCAAAACAGGGAGCTTCTTGAGGCCAAGTGCGCGGACCTCTTTATGTTGTCTCGAAAGAGACGCGAAAGCGTGGCGTGCCGCAATCTTCTGCTTTTGGCTGAGAGGTCCCCCGACCAAATCATTCAAAGCGTTGTTTGCAGCCTCAACCTTTCTAGCGAGAGACTCACGCTTAGCCCGCTTCATATCGTCAACGATTTCTTTCGATTCGTCTAAAATGGTGTCGTCTATCTCGGTGGGGATAACCTTGACGACGGCTTCACCAATCATAAAAGCGATCGGCGCGAACTTTAAAATAAGGTCGACGGCTTCAGCGTTCTTCTTTTTGGCTGCCCACCTCGCGGCATATATTGTGATGACCGACGCCAGCGCGCCGATAATGATTATTGCGACGGCTTGCACCTGCATTAGGGTTTCGAGATCCACTTTTCAGTCCTTTCAATGTTGGTTCGTACTTCCTGGATGGTCACGCGCACATGGTCGCGAAAACCATCATCAAAAATCTTCGGCTCTGCATAGTTCATGCTCAGGTAATAGAACTTCTTCGGCTTCTTCAAGACGCTAAACACCCGCGACATGAAAACCCCTGATGCCGCATAAGAATCTTTCAGCGTGCTTTCGGGCATATCGTTAAACACTAGTGTCGTCTCACCATCCTCATAAACCCTTAAAAGCATCTCAACGTATGGCTCGTCGACATTGACGCCCTTCCAGTTCGGCGTGGCGAGCGGCATATCTTGAAGAATCACCTCATAAATAACGGTTGAGATGACATTGCTTTGCTTGGAAAGAGCAGGCCCTTCAAAAGATGCCTCGAGCAGCGTTATGCGGTCAGCTTTTACGATTCTGCAGAGTCGATTTAGAGCCAGATAGTTAGAGTTGATGACACGAAAAATATATTTACGGTCTTCGCCTATCGCTTTCTTTTGTGCTTCCTCTACCACCTTCTTATCTCGACGAGAAAGAAGAAACTTGGCGAACTTAAATAGCGCGACCGTGAGGCCAACGCCTCCAACAGCTAGGCTTACATAATCTTTAGGTGACATTTAGTAGCCGAAAACAACCTTGATCTCTGTGTCAGCGGAGGCAACGCAAAACGCGCGCTTGCTATCAATCGGAACGACCGGGCCGAAGTCGCAACCCGTAGCACAAAAAGAACCGCCTTCGCTCGCACCATCAATCGCCACGTCTTTACCACCAAAGAAGACAGCGCCTGCGTTAGTATTGATAAGCGTCATAGACTTAACGCCTGCCGAAACCTCAGTCGCAGTCGTGCCACAGGTCACCTTTTTGGTGTAGATATCTGAAAGGGGGTAACTAAGACCGAGCGACAAAATAGCGGTGGCTGTGATTACTGCAAAAATATACTTTTTCATTGTTGGGGCATTCCTCCGGGCATTCCCGGTTGCTGTGGCTGCGCTTGCTGCACTTGACCTTGCGGGTCTTGCGGTTGGCGGCCTTGAATCATTGCGATTTGATAACCCTGCAAAAGGGCCATGAGTGGCGGCATTGCCTGAGGGCTTGTTGCTTGAACATGCTCAACAGCCAGACGTAAGTGCTCGACCGCTGAGCGAGGGTCAACCGACGGGTCAGGCTGGGCGAAGCCGCCGCGCATGATTTCGCTCACTTGCTGCTCTACTATTTGCACCGCCGCAAACTCGTCAGGGCCACCCTCGAGGCCGGTGCTTGAAACGTCTTCGGGGCTCCTAACACCCGCTTGCGCCTCTTCTTGCTGGGTCTGGATTTTCGACGCACGCATTTCGGTTAAGCCGCTGTTTTCCTCAAGCACGATGTCAAAGCCTTCAAGGTCTGCACCGAGAAACACCAAGGGCTCAAAAGAACCCTCATCAGCGCCAGAGAGAAGTGCGACACGTTCAACGTCAACATATTGCTGGTAAAGGCCAAACGCTTGTTTCCACATGCGCAGCTTGAAATCTGCAAGATTCCTCGACGGGGTGGAGAACTGTTGCTGGTCAAGAATCTTCATAAAGTTGATTGCTTTCCCTGAGCCAATCGAGCCCGAAGAGTTCACAAGCGCTTCATTTAAGCCGAAAAGGCGGTGAAGCTTTTCAACGTGTCTATCTATATTTTGAAACAAAGGAATCAAACGCTCAGCAGGGAAGTTGATAAAGCCAACCTTGCCAGCCCATGACGCATCGGCGACAGGCACAACGTCAACCTCATCGTCTTGAATCGCTTCAGCGATACCGTTAGGCCCAACAAACTTAAACAGGCGGCGCCAGCGTGACATCAAGATTTCCTCATTGATGCTTTGTTGGTCAATCTTCATCTGAACGGGGACAGCGTCGCTGACATGAGTTGAGCCCCATGGGCTATTAGTAAGCTCTCCTACTTTGAAAACGCAAACAGGAAGTTCGCCGTGGTCGTAAGGGAAAGCCATGTAATCAACGACGTATTTTTCAGCAACGATAAGGGCAAAGAAGCCTTCGGGAACCTCTGGTGTTGGCCTGTGCCAGAACTCGGTTAAAAGGTTGCCTTGCTTCCCTCTGCCCCAAAGGTCGTCTAGCGTTTCCTCGTCGACAGTGATGTCAGGATATTGCGAGCGAACAAGGGCGATTGCCTTTTGATTGGTGATTTGACGCTGAAGCGTGCAGCGGTCTGCGTCTTCAATCTCTTCAACCTCGTCCATCATAAAATCAAGAGCGCTAAAGACGTCATAAACAACTTCGCCGCCTTTTTCTTTTCTCGTAAGGGGGACGCCGTCTTCGTCAAAAATGGCGTTCCCCGCCTCGTCGGTCTCAGGCACATCAATCATAGGGCCCGCCAAGGGGTCCCAGGCGATGCGGCCAATGGCGTGGCCTGCGAACTGTGCAAGCTCGACAAGCTTAGAATCGCGCTTTCGAAGCTTAAGCTTTCTGCGCAAATATTCGATGATTTGATTTGCAGTTTCGGCGCGTGATGCATCGGCGGCGCTTAGGTCTTTCGGCCAGGCTTTTACTGACGGGTCATCCTCTAGAAGACGAGAAGTCCAAGTTGAGACGAGCTTGCGAAGATAGTTCTCTTCGGACGGCTTCAAGTTCTGAATGTCAACTTCGCCGCTGTAACGGTCATAGAGGGAGCGATTATTGCTTCGCTCAATGATGCCTTTGCACGCGCGCTGATTTCGTTTCGCCTCATACTTGTGATGCGAATAGCACTCGTCCCAACGGTCTTTCATCGCCGCGTAAAGCTTCAAAACAGTTGTGGCGTCATAGCCTTTGCCGACTTGAACGGCCTGGTCTCCCTGCTCAATCATCGACGGCTCATCAAAGACATCATGGCGTTAATCTGGCCTTGTCGTCTAAGCTCCTCTTCCCGGTAAGGGTCTGCTTTTTTGCGGGACTGGTCCGAGGCGTAAGCGCTCACGCCTTGGCCAAGAGCACCGCCAAGAGCGGCGCCGATTGTTCCGCCAACACCGGCGCCAGCGGGCCCGCCAATCAAACCGATGAGCCCACCAGCCGCAGCACCTAAGCCAGTGCCAACGCCAGGGGCAAACGATGCCACAGCGTCATAAGTCCCGGCCTGGTCGAGCTGAGAACGCTTTCGCTTCTCGTTTGGGTTTCGACCTAAATCATAGTTTGAGTACATCTTTCGATATTGCTCAAGATAGGGGTTGTTTCCGTTGCTCATTCAACAACAGTAAGGGGCAGCATGCGCCCCCCTTACCACTTGCGTCGCGCGCGGTTCATCTTGCGCATTTCGGCCACCGCATAAGGCACCTTTTCTTTTTTCTTCGCCAAGGCTTTTCGTGTGAGTTCCGCGCCCTTTAGGCACATCGCTAAGCCGACGATGTAGTCTTTTTTGCCTTTAAACTTGCCGCTGTCTTCGTCGCGGTAAAGCGAGGAACACTCTTCAATCAATCTTTTGTGCCCCGCAACCTCTTCGGTCTCAATCAAGGTTTTGACCGTGTTGAATGCTGAAATCTGATAACGCTCACCCGCAGCAAACGCCGTGTGAGGTAACCCGAGTTGCTTCGCTGTTCCGGTTGTCGAGTGGCCTACACCATTCTCTTCAATGAAAACCAAAGGCTTTCGAGGGGGCCGCGGCCGGTCCTCTCCATATCGTCGCTCATAGACAAAGGTGAAGTGCTCAATCACCCACTTAAGCACGTGCGCAAGCTCGTTCCCCGTCACCTCATTCGAAACATAAGAGCCGACGATATCGCGATATGTGTCATCCCAAACGACAATCGTAGAGCAGTCTTTTGACTTGCCCCCCGACGTGTCAACGCCAATATGCACAACAGAGTTCTCTTTGATTTGCTTGTACACTTCAAACTTCTCAACACGAGAAATAACCGTTTTCGCAACGCGCTCACCCTTCGCCTCGTCAAACTCAATCCGCGTCACCTCGACGGGCGCGTCTATCGTGGCGATAGGCACGGCCACTTTTGGCAACGCCTTGATAAAGACGCCTTGAAGCACTTGGAACAAATGCGCGGGCAGCTGAGGGAACAGATTCCAGCAAAGGTTTTTGTCTTCAAAGCGCGCCAGTTTCTTATTAAACCACGCAGCGGCCGCGCGAACGGTGTAGCCCTCTTTTTGCAGCTCCTCCCATCTCTCGTCAGTGATTGAGTTTGGGTCTTCTCTGTGACGTGCAAAAAGCTCAGTAGGATAAAAACAGTTCTCCACCTCGTCGAGGGCCCAAAACAGCTGTGCAATCGTGTCTGTTGATTCACATGTGGTCTCAAGGATGATTGACCCGTTGTCAGACATTGCAGGCTCAAGAGAGCCCCAAGCACGCGGCGCGTGTTCCCAATAGGGCGTTTCCGAAAGATGGAATCGGCCGAAGGAGTACGAAGAGCCAACCTGCTTTTGGTCTGCGCCAAACGCAACGATCTTTGAACCATTCGGGAACTCGATAAAATTTTTCGAACGGTTGTAAGTTAAATCAAGCCCAAGTTGTGTCGCGAAATCAAGACAGAGTTCAAGCCTGCCCACGGCCTTGGCCAAGGTGTCGAGTACGATAGCGACGTTAGGCGAACCCGTTTCAGCTTGTTCGAGCACCCAGATAACGTTCAAAAAGCAAAATATTGTGGACATGCCAACTTGGCGCGGCTTTGCATGTATCTGCATGTTCGCGCCGTTCACGTGGCGGTCCACCGCGACGACTTGAGCTTCGTTCAGCTTCCATTTTATGGCGTCGTTTGTGGCCTTGTCCTCAATAAGGAGCTGTTCGGCCCACGCCTGAATCGTTTCAACGGCAAACGGCATAAAGAGGGGCGCACCTTCCGTGAAAATATTTCTTTTTTAAACAAGGGAAACTCATGACTGAGAAAAAAGAAAAAACTGCAAAAAAAGAACTTGAAATCTTGGGCTGTATTTTGCGCTCACGCCTTACGCCGTCTACGCAGCGCGTCTTGATGGCCGCAACGATTCTTAAGACAAGTGATGTTGCAAAGATCGCAACGTTTCTTGGTGACCTAAACTTAGGGTCAATCCACCGTGCGTTGAGAACATTGCAGGTCTCAACTTTTATCGAGGGGCCAGGTTTTGAAGAGCTCTTCGCAACTGAGCTTCTTGAGAAAATGCTGAATGCCGACCTTAAGTTCCTCAAAAAGAAGAAGCCAAAGAAGCCAAAGAAGCCGAAGAAGGATGAAGACCCTATCGAGCCTGGTGAAGGTGAAGGTGAAGGAGAAGGTGAAGGAGAAGGTGAAGGTGAAGGTGAAGGTG